TTCAATACTTCTTGATTTTCCATAATATCTCCTTGATTTATAATTTTTGGGTGAGATCTAATTTAAACATGTGTACAGAATATATCAAGTAATCTTTTTATAATTGTTTTCTTGACAGCAAATTTATGTTATGAAAGAGACAGAAAAAAGAATGGCTACAGCAACACAAATCTTTGGGCGCATTGTAAAAAAATATCAATTACCTTTAGATAAAATTAAAGATTTAAATTTAAAATACGAAGAGGTTAAAAAAAATCTTCAAACATTTAATCATAGATTAGCAGGACGATTACAATCAGAATTAAATTTTACAGAAGTAATAGAATCAACAAGTATTTTTGAAGATATTGTAAAATGTATGCAAGATTATGTTAATGATTTAAAAAAATTTGGATTGGGAAAAACAACTAATGGTAACTTAGATATTTTAAGTTGTTGGATAAATGATATGAAAGAAGGAGAATATAATCCACCCCACACACATCATGACCTTACTGGATGGTCAACAGTTTTATTTTTAAAAGTTCCAGAATTTGTACGAGACACTGAATATGAAAATAAATTTAGAGATGGTTTACTTGGTTTTATTACTGAGGATGGTTTAAGAACTGAATGGACAAAGCCCGAGGTTGGTGATTTTTATATTTTTGAAGCAAAACATCAACATTGTGTAATGCCATTTAAAGTAAAAAATAAAGGAGAAATTAGAAGATCAATGTCTTTTAACTTTATAGAAAAAGTTTCGGAAAATAATGTTCAATAAAAAAATTACTTTTTGTGCTACAGATCAAGCTATGGTTGATGTATGGCCACATCCTCAACCTGCTTCAAAATTTATTCCCAAAGAATATAAAAAATTAGATAGATTACATAAAAAAAATTATCATCTTTTAACAGTTAAAACATGTATTCCTTTTTTAGATTCAATGACTGCTGGTTACATCATACCTTTTGATCAAGATTATTTAATAGATCCAACAGAAAACGATTTTTCTATAACACCAGCAAATAGACAACCCGACGATTTTGGTTTTCATGGTGAATCACAACTTCCAAAATCATGGCAAGAAACAATGGGTAAAAACGCAGGTAAATTTCACAATAAATGGTTGATAAAAACACCACCAGGATACAGTTGTTTATTTATTAAACCTATGAATAGAATGGAAGAAAGATTTGAAATAATTCCCGGAATTGTTGATACCGATGAGTATATAAATTTAATTAATTTTCCATTTATTCTTCGTAAAAGAGATGAACAATTTTTAATTAAAAAAGGTGAACCTATGGTTCAAGTAATACCTTTTAAAAGAGAGCCATGGAAAAAGTGGAGTGGTTTTTATTTAGAAAAACTACACAGTAAAACTAGAAATCTTTTGATTTCTAAATTTATTGATCGCTATAAAAATTTATTTTGGAAGAAAAAAAGTTTTAAATGAAATCAATAACTGATTATATAAAAAGATATGATAATATTTTATCTGAAGATATATGTGATCAAATTTGTAATGTCGATGAACAAACATTTGAAGGAGCACTTGTAGCAGATGGTTATCAGGATAATAAAACTAGAAATTGTATTAATAAATCTTTAGAAAAAAAATTTGATTCGTTTGTACAGCAAGCTGTTCAAGAAATTCTTATAAAATATACAAAAGATCATGCTAATTTTTATACTGGTCTTTCAATAGAAGATACTGGTTTTGAACATTTAATTTATCGTAGCTCAGATAAAGCAGAATATAAGACACATATTGATGCCGTGGATTTATATCCAAGAGTTTTAAGTATTTCTTTTACTTTAAATAAAGAATATGAGGGAGGTAATTTTATTTTTTTTGATGACATGTCCTATGAAGTTAAAAATAAAAAAGGTAGTGCAGTTGTATTTCCAAGTAATTTTTGTTTTCCTCATGCAATAACCCCAGTTACAAAAGGAACTAGACAAGCAATAGTGACATGGATACGCTAGAAAAAAATAAATATAAATACGTAAAAAACATTATCTCAAAGGATCTTGTAGAGTTTTTGTCTAGTTGGAGTCTTAATAATTTTAATTTAAAAGGAGATTCACAAGCTCCAATGTCTTCTGTTCATCATTCAAACGAAGCTGAAATTTATAATCACGTTATTCATTTTCTTCATTCAAGAATGGAAAAAGAAACAAATAAAAAATTAAAACCTATATATTCTTACAATAGAATATATTTACCTGGCTCTATACTTGAAAAACATAACGATAGACCTTCATGTGAAATAAGTGCATCAATAACACTTAAATATCATTATGAAGATGAAAAATATAGATGGCCTTTGTACATGGGAGAAACACCTATTATAATTGAAACGGGAGACGGTGTTATCTATAAAGGAGTCGAAATACCTCATTGGAGACCTGTATTTGCACAACCTAAACAATGCTGGCATCATCAATTATTTATACACTATGTTGATGAAAACGGACCTTATTCCAATTTATCTGAAGAAAAAACTTTTGAAGATTTTAAAAAAAATTCTAAGTTACACAAAAAACCAAATATAGATTATTAAGAATAATGTTCGTCAAAATCTTTCCAAGACTTTGACCAATCTATATAAGCTGCAGTAGCAGAATTGTCTGGAACAAAATTATTTAAATTATTACCGTCACTTTGCCAGGAACTTGTAGCGTTTTCATAATAATTATCATAATCTAAAATTGCTGAATTAATTTGTGTTTTTCTTGTTTCACCCCAAGATAATAAATTTGCAATTGTTGTGCTTCCTACAGCGTCACTTGTAGCATTTAATGGAGTGTTACCAGTCATATCATCAGTAGATGGATCTTTATTTTGAATTTCGTTATCTCCAACTAAATCATTCCAGATTACATAATGAATTGTATTGGGACACCATCCAGCTTGCCAAGCGTTTCCTTTGTCCGCCCAAGCAATATGAAAAGAATCATCTAATAAAATAAAATTTTCATTTGCAATTACTATTTGTGTAGCCATTAGTGTTTTATAATATAATTAACAACAACGTAAGGTGAAAAAGAATTTGTCCCTGATGCTGTTACAGAGCCAGTTAGACTTGTGGTTATATTACCTGTTAATGTTCCAGATAAAGTATGAGAGTGAGTGTGACCCGTTCCTGATCCCGCATTACATATTGTGGGGTTAGATACACTACAAACCATTCTTCTCTGACCAGAGGGAAATGGTGATTGTGTTGCAGTTTCAAGATATTTAAAAGCAGGAGTACCACCACTAGGGTTTTGTTCGGTAACAGGTGAACCTGCATAATTATGTGCATGAGAAGCTAATTGAGCTTCTGTTAAAGACGTATTACTAATACTACCTGTTACAGTTACAGATTGATTTGTAGCATTTGTAGCAGCTTGGTTATTTGTTACAGATACAGTTACTGTATTTGCACCACCAGTGCCTGCTAAATTATAAGTATTACCATCATAACCTTGTGGCATTTTACCTTGCAAGTTAGGAACGTTAAAAGTTGTTGAGCCATCACCGTTTCCATAAGTTGATGCAATTACAGCAAATAAATCTGCATATGTTGATCTTGATACAGCAGATCCGTCACATAATAAATAACCTGCTGGAGCTGTTGCTTTACCCCAAGGCTTAATAGCCCCTACTTCACTTCTGTTTACTATATCTTGTAAATTAGCCATAATTAATCGTTATACTTTAATCTCCAACCATTGTCACTGTCATTGTACACCAACGCAAATCCAGCCCCATTAGTTGATACTGTTAAATCTGCCGCAGACCCTTGTATCTTTTGAGAGTTACGACCTACTGTTAAATTTTCTGCACCAAAAGTTCCTTCAGCATCAATAAATTTTACTTGATCACCAATTGAAGGAGAAGCAGGTAAAGTTATTGTAAAAGCACCACCAGATGTATCTGCAAAAATATTATCTCCTGCTGACGCAGTGTAAGTTCCAGTTTTTTTAATCCATGACTCACCTAAACCTGCTAAAGTAAAAATATCATACCAGTTAGTTCCGTCAGTTGCTACTAACCTGTATTTACCATTTGCTACAGTAAGAGTATTACCACTAGCTCCTAATCTTGCTGAAATATCTGCACCACCTGAAATGTTATTATAAATACCGTAAGTTTTTTGTGTAGCTGGAAACTGTAAAGTGTGAGTTGTAGAAACTGTACCTGTTAAAATTAATTGACTTTGTCTTGCTTCGTTATTTGCTTGAGTTTGTGGACCATCACCGTTTGTTAATGTAGTCGAAGTTCCTGTTGTAATTGCTTTAGAATAGACACCAGCAATAGCAAATTCAAAAACCTGAGAAAAGTTATTATTTGTAATAGTACCCCAAGTACCTGAATTTTCTCCTGTGGTTTGTAGCTCTATTCGTAAGCCTGTTGAATAAGTTGAACTCATTTAATCTCCTAATAAAGTT